CTATTAGATTTAGTTTGGAGTTGTAGTGGGAAGTATAAAAATGATGATAGATTTGGATATGTACCATGCGGTAAGTGTACCAAATGTCTAGAGTTTAAATATGCTAAACACACAGCCAAGAAATCATTGTTTAAAAAACAAGAAGGAAAGTGGGTATAATGTTTGATTGGGAAGAATTTTGGAAAGGAGTATGGGAGTTTTGTAAAAGCAATCCCGGACTTGCTGCTATGTTATTCTTCTCAGGATATTTGGTAGGAGCAATCGTACTCAGATGAGTATTGGAGTATATAATCAAACATATTTTGACAACCACCCTTTAGAGAAAGAAAAAGAAGGCGTCCTATATGGGATAGTGTTAGTAAACAAGAAAACATGGGAACGAGAAACAATAAAAGTAGGAATCGCGAAAGGACGCGATTGGCGCAGCGTCGTCAAAAGAGGTTATGGTTTCACTGGGTACGAAGTAAGAATACAGAGGACTTGGAGCGGAACGATATATGAGGCGTGGCTATGGGAACAGAAACTTCATAAAGAGTTTCAAAAAGATAGACACAAAACAGAACATAAATTTGGAGGACATACGGAGTGCTTTACAATGACAAGTAAAATATTAGAAGCATTCCCAAAAAAGCATGAAAAAATGGTATCACATACTGTGGGGGAGTAAGGAAGAAGACGAGCTTGTACAAAAACAAGTAGAAAGGTCTCCTGACCCAGCAGATTTAACAATTGAAAATGCCTATAAGACAAGATGGATATGGTATCATACCATATTAGGACTTCTTATGCTTATGGCAAATATGATAATGTTAGCTATTTTTCTACTATTAGCAATTAAGTTGTGAGATATATAGGAATTAGTGAAGGATTTCATGACGCAGGTATGGCTGTCGTAGATGACGGGCATATAACTTTTGCGACCCATGCTGAGAGACATACTAAAGTAAAAGGTGAACGATATGTTCCTAAAGATTTATTAGCCGCATGGCATACTAGAGATACAACTACTATATTCTATGAGAATACAGAGTTAAAGAATAGTAGAAGAATACATTTTGGACAAAAACCTAGTCCTATTTGTTCATCTGATTATGACCTTAGTGTAGGACACCATGAAAGCCATATGGCAGCTGGAATGTATACAGCTCCATGGGATACTAGCAAAGATACTGTTTGTGTAGTAATAGACGCTATCGGAGAATTTGATACTGTTACTATTTGGAAAGATGGAAGAAAGGTATCTTATATGAAGTACCCTTGGTCATTAGGATTATTCTATAGTGCTATAACAAAGCGTATAGGATTAAAACCGAATGAAGATGAATATATTACAATGGGTATGGCAGCGTATGGAGAACCTTGTATTGATATGTCTGAGGCATTGAATTATAACAATACCTACCATAGAGGTATACCACTAAGCAGATGGTTTTGGCACCCAATAGAAGATATTGCTGCAAGTGCACAAGCACAGTTAGAAATCGAAATATTAGAGATTATGACTAAAGCAAGAGCATATGGAAGTAATCTAGTATACGGAGGCGGAGTAGCTTTAAATTGTGTAGCTAATTCCAAAATTAGACCCATGTTTGATAATATGTGGATATTCCCAAGTCCAGGTGACGCAGGTAGTGCATTAGGTTGTATACTTGCTCATACAAAACAAAGAGTAAAATATTATGATAGCTTTTTGGGGGTGGATTGTAGAAATGAAGAAACAAATCCAAGAGCTATAGTAGAAGAATTATTGTATAATAAAATAGTAGGAGTATGTAATGGTAGAGAAGAATTTGGCCCAAGGGCTCTTGGCAACAGGTCTTTGCTTGCTGATGTTAGGCACAATAGTAAAGACACCGTCAATCGTATTAAAAGACGGCAAAGGTTCCGACCTTTTGCGCCCGCAATCCTCTCGGAATATTATGACGATTACTTTGAAGGGTATGCGAACGAATACATGCAATTCACGGCGAAAGCGAAACACGACTACGACTCAGTCACGCATGTCGACGGCAGCGCAAGAGTTCAGATTGTAAAACCTAGTCATAAGTCTATATTAAGACCTGTACTAGAAGAATATTATGAGAAAACAGGTATTCCAATGTTATTAAATACAAGTTTAAATATAAAAGGAAAACCAATGGTAAGCGATTGGGAAGACGCAGAAGAATTTGAAAGAGAAACAGGAGTAAAAGTATTTTGATTACAACAGATGAAAAAATATTAAGACAACCTTCAAAAGAGTTTGATGGAACATTTAAAGAACTAGATGAAATAGTTGATAAAATGAAAGAAGCCATGAAAGAAAATAATGGCATAGGTATTGCTGCAATACAAATAGGAATACCTTATAGAATATTTTTAGCAGGAGACCCTGTTGAGATATTTATCAATCCTAAAATTAAACAAAGAAGTCCGTATGAAAAGACAGACTATGAAGCGTGTCTAAGTTGTGAAAACACTCATGTTAGAATAAAAAGACCTTCTTATATTGTAATGGAATATTTTACAGTAGAGAACAACAAAACAATAAAGAAAACTAGAAAATTCAAAGATTTCGATGCTAGAGTTGTTCTACATGAATTTGACCATTTAAACGGATTTTTAATAACAGATAGAGGAAAAGTGTATAGGGCATGATTTATTGGAATGGTTGTAGTTTTGTACAGGCACATGAAATTAAAGATTTATCAGACTCTTTTGTAAATATTGTATCTGAACATTTTGACCAAGAGTTTTATAGAAATTCAAAAATTGGTGGAAGTAATGATAGAATCTGGAGAGTATCTACAGATGACTGTCTAAGAAAGAAACCTAGTCTAGCTATAATAGTATGGTCAGGTATAAATAGATTTGAATATTTAGGAAAGCGAGATAACACATGGCGTTCTGCTGTGTGGGTTGACCACAAAATGAATTATAATACTTTAGAATTGAGTCCCGACTCTGAAGTATATTTCCACCACACTTTAAAAAGACCTGAGTGGGAAGCACTAAATGGATATGCAACTAAAGTTAGATATGCGACATATAATTTAATTTATACTTTACATTATATGATAAGTTTAAAGTACTTCTTTGAAGCACAAAAGATTCCTTATCTATTTTATAATATGTCTGATGGTCAGTATGGAAAATTACTAGACAGATTAGATGAAGCAAGACGAGAAGGAGCTAATATAGAATGGGACACGGCACATATGACAAAAGATGATTATATTAGGGAATTACCTCATATGAAAGAAGAAGCATTTTACGATATGTGCAAAAGACAGAAGGTGCCATTTGGACCAAAAGACCACCCTTTGGAGGAAGGTCATAGGATTATGGCACAACGAATAATAGAAGATATTTATAAATATGAATTGGATAAGAAGATTAATTAAAAAAATTAAAGCACTTTGGTGGCATTTACGAAATAAAGATAAATACATCGAAGATACCCACATCTATGAGGACTAGTCAAAAATTGATGAGTCTTTTTTGGTGAGGAATCAAGAAATAGTTCTTGACAAATGGTTAAAAATTATATATAATATATTATATATTTAAGAGAGAAGAAGAAATTGAAACAGATTGAATTTCCAACTACTTGCCCAGCTTGTAGTTCTGAGTTAGAATTAGTGAGGGAGCAACTATTTTGCAGAAATCCTAGTTGTCCAGCTCAATGGAATAAGAAATTAGAATCATTTGCTTCGGTTCTTAAGATAAAAGGTCTTGGACCAGCAACCATTAACAAGTTGCAAATCGAAGACTACCACGAATTATATGAACTAACTGTTGAAGATATTGAAGATAGAATAGGTTCATCAAAAATGGCAGAGAAGTTATTCAACGAAATACAGAAATCAAGAAATGCCAAAGTAGTAGACTTACTACCCGCTTTCTCGATACCACTTATTGGTCGGTCAGCTTCTCAAAAGTTATGCAATAATATATCCGACATTGAAGATATAAGCGAGAAAAGTTGTACTGAAGCGGGAATCGGACCAAAGGCTACTGCTTCATTGATAAACTGGCTAGTTGATGAATACTATCAGAACAATTACAAAGACACACTACCTTTCGATTGGAAAAACAAAATTATTAAGAAACAAGAGGTCACTGGTGTTGTTTGTATTACAGGAAAGTTGAAAAACTATCCTACTAAAGCCTTCGCAGAGAAAGTATTAAACAAATATGGTTATGTGGTAAAGAATAGTCTGACTAAAGACTGCAATTATTTAGTAAATGAGAGTGGGATTGAGTCAGCCAAAACACAAACAGCTCGTGACCGAGGTGTTATTATAGTAAATAATTTAAAGAAATTTTTAGAGGAATAAAAAATGGCATTACCAAAATGGACAGACGAAAGAACTTCAGCATTGGAGAACTTCGTCGGTGACGAAAGCCCTGTATCACAGGCAACTGTTGCTAGCGCAGCAGAAGAACTAGAAACTTCTGTAAGAAGTGTTAGTTCAAAACTCAGAAAAATGGGTTATGATGTAGAACTTGCTTCAGCATCAGCTACTAAGTCTTTCACAGACGAGCAAGAAGCTACATTAAGAAACTTTGTAACTGACAATTCTGGAAGTTACACATATGCAGAAATCGCTTCAAATTTTGAAGGCGGACATTTCTCAGCTAAATCTATTCAAGGTAAGATTCTTTCTATGCAACTTACAGAGCATGTTAAACCAGCTCCTAAAGTTGAAACAGTTAAGTCTTACAACGAAGATGAAGAAGCACAATTTGTTAACCTAGTTAACGATGGCGCTTTCATCGAAGATATAGCTGAAGCACTTGGCAGAAGCGTTAACTCAATCAGAGGTAAAGCACTTTCTCTTTTAAGAGCAGGTGAAATCAACGCTATACCTAAGCAAAAAGAAACCAAAGGTTCAAGCAAAGCTGACCCTTTAGCAGGTGTTGAAATTGACGACATGACTGTTGAAGAAATTGCTGATGAAATTGGCAAAACTGTAAGAGGCGTTAAAACAATGTTGACCAGAAGAGGTCTACAATGTGCTGACTACAATGGCGCTGCTAGAAAAGAAATCGGTTAATGATTTAAACTTTGGGCGAGTAGACTAATTTAGTCTCTCGCCTTTTTGTTTTGGGAGAGATTATTGACTTTAGAGAGTGCATTACTTAAGCAGATACTTTCACACGCAGATTTCCAAACATGGAATGGATTAAAACAGCACTATTTCCCAGAAGGTGAGTACCGAAAACTTTGGAAAATAGTCGACAAGCATGTGCATAAGTATCATGACTTACCTTCATTTGAAGATTTAAAACTAGAGGTTCGTTCTAGAGAACTTCAGGAGAAGGTGTATGCTATCGAAACAGTTGAGACAGATGTTCCAGCGTATATCCTCCTCGACTACCTTAAGAATCAATTCACACAATCTGAAATACTAGAAAGAGTCGAAGACTTCGTAGAAAATCAGGTAGCAATATCTGATGCTAGAGAAAATATCGACCTTCTACAAGAGATTGTTGTGCAAGTAGAAGATAGGGTTGAAACAGCTGAGGATAACGAAAGTATGGAATCTATTGAATTGTTTGATAGTGAAGAAGATTTGCAGAAGTTTTTACCACTCGGTCTAAATCAAGAGTACGATTTAGACTACACATTCTCTCCCAAAGACTTGGTCGTTGTTGGTGGACAACGAGGCGGCGGTAAATCATTTACATGCTGCAACATAGCAGAAGCGGCTCATCAAAAAGATAAATCAGTATTGTATTTTACTATTGAGATGGACGCTAGACAAATTCTACAAAGAGTTTGTGCATTATCCACAGGCGTGCCTACCAATCGTATTAAAACTAGAAACCTATCTCCGTTGGAGTGGGAGAAAGTTGCGGCTTGGTGGGCAAACCGTTTTGAAGAGGGTAACGAATCCTTAGACAACTTTAAGGAACATAGAGATTTCGATAGGTTTCATTATGAACTTACAAGAAATCCACTAGCCGATAAACCACAGATAGATGTGTTTTATGACCCTGCTCTTACATTGGCTAAAATCATTAGTGTTGTAAGACAGAAACAGGCGCAATTGCCAGACTTAGGGCTAGTTATAGTAGATTACCTAAACCAAGTTAGACGCCACAACGCCCCAGGTCGCTCAGGTCAATACGATTGGACTGAGCAAATTGAGATATCAAAAGGTCTCAAATCACTCGCACAAGAGAGCAAAGTTCTTGTTCTCTCAGCTTTCCAAACTAATGAAAAAGGCGAAGCAAGGTTCTCGAAAGGGATTCTTGACGCTGTTGATGCTGCGTATAGTTTACAGCATTGGGGCGACGCTGAACAATGTATTAAGTTTAAGTGCGATAAAATGAGAAATGGGAAGGCAGAGAGTTTCACTTCAGAAATGAATTGGGACACATTAAAAATCGGTCCACATTCCGCGTTAGACCCCGATGAAAAAGCAGAATTAAAAGAGACCATGACAACGGGGGAGGATTATAGCGATTTATGATATTATACACAGAAAAACAATTATTAGTGGCTTACAGCATTTATATTGCTGAAATAAGGGAAAATAAAGATTTACCTATGACAGAGCCAACACTAGAAGAATTTAGGGATATATACGAAGCAGAGATGGAGCTTAGGTACAATCCACCAGAGGAGATACACTAATGGCAGACGATAGAGTCAGTAGAGAAACAGCGGAATTAGTACCGCTACCAGGACATACATGGTATGTCAGAAAAATAGGTTGGTTATTAAATCAACCAAAGGTACAAGAAAATATAGCATCAGTACCTTTAAATGAAAAATTAAAAGAGAGTTTAGAGAAGCATGGAGTAAAATCTCCCATACTCACCATGCCTAACTGGTATCCCATTGCAGGGTCTCAAAGATTGAGGTGCCTGCAAGAGATACCAGCCCTTTGGGAAAAGGAATTAAGAGTTTGCAAATTTGATAAAGAATGGTGGCTCTTATATTATCTTTGGGGAGATACAGAATTTAGAAATAAAGCAGTAGCAGTATGGTTTCAAATGGCAGAGCTAATTTGGAAATCCATGTACTACCAAGATGATACAGACCCTGATGGAGTAGAGATGCGATTATTCGAAAGAATTGGGGACGAACTAGAATGGAAACATAAGCAACAACTACCAAAGGATTAACAGTGAAATTTATTAAGTGCCATGTAAATGGGCAGAATCTTGTCATATCACGAGACAAGTTTGATTTTAAACAATGGGAGCATAGTAAGTCAATTAACTATGACCAATGGATTACAATCAATGGTAAAGGAGAAATGAAATTCATCAACAAAGATGGAAGTAAAGCAGACAATTGTTTTAATGGAACAATGGCAGCTAAGTACTTTTATGATGATATTAAACCTGTAGCCCCAATAGTATCAGCATATAAAACAAGAGAATATATGATGCTAGAAGTAAAAAGACCTAAAGATACTGGTACATATATTGATTGTGGTTGTAAACATCAAGTGTCACATAATATGGCACTTGGGGATAACCCACATATAAATCAAACAAGAGTAATAGGCAAAGTGTTTCATAATAAAATAAGTATTATAACACACGAAAGAGGAGTAGGAAAAGTTTTAAGTTGCGGTTCAGCAGCAGTAGCCACCGCAGAGTATCTTTATAATAATGGCGAATTCAAAGGAGATGTCATTAAGATAGAGTCGGAAGGAGGATATCACATGATTAGAATATCCGATAATTATATGGAAGTAAGTGCTATTGTGAAAAAAGTTTATGAAGGAACATGGTAAAATTTAGTATAAACACATTTGATGGAGTAATCGTTAAAAATAACGAAGATTACTTAGTAAAAGACAACACAAAATTAAAGAACTTAGTAGTAAGTAGTACCTTACTACACCCTTTTAGAAAAACAAGAGGACATAGCCATGAAGGACAAGAAGAAGTTTATTATTTTACACATGGTAGTGGTAAAATGATAATAGATGAACAAGAATTCAATGTATCAGCTGGTGATATGGTGTTAATTGAAGATAACGAATATCATAGAGTATTGAACGACACCGCTGATTATTTGCAGTTCTTTTGCGTTTTTAATGGAAATAGGAAAAATAGTTCTTGACAACAATGGAAAAATTTGATATAATATATAATATATGACGGCTGAAGAACTACTAATAGAGAAAGGAATAACATATCGTCTTAGTGGACAAGACGCAGTAGTGTCTTGCTTAAATCCAGAGCATGATGATACCAACCCCTCTATGAGAGTAGATAAGATTACAGGAGTATTCAATTGCTTTTCCTGTGGTTTCAAAGGAAATTTATTTTCTTACTTTGGAGCTCCCGCGAGTCCATTAGAAGTAAGAATGCATAGAATTAAAGAAAAGATACAAAAAGTTAAAAGTGAAACCGTTGGCATACAACTCCCGAAAGATAGGCTAGCATGGAAAGGTGGCGGTTTTCGAAACATATCCGAAGAGACCCTGCGTATATGGGACGCGTTTACTTGGAATGTACCCAAATTCGAAAACCGCATTATCTTCCCAATTCGTGATATCACAGGAAAGACAATTGCTCTTATCGGTCGTACAATAAATGATATAGGAATGAATAAGTACTATATCTATCCTAGTGGGGTAGAGATGCCATTCATTCCAGCAAAAGTAAAACCTATTCAAAATAGGGTTATATTGGTTGAGGGTATATTTGATGCTCTCAATCTTTGGGATAAGGGGTTAAAGAACACAGTGTGCTGTTTTGGTACACAACAGGTAAATTGGGTTAAACTCAGTTTACTTAAATTACAAGGAGTGCAAGGAGTAGATATACTATTCGATGGTGATGAAGCAGGAAGAAAAGCTGGAGAAGTTGCCAAAGGACTTGCCGAGAAACTAGAACTAAGTGCTAGAGTAGTAAATCTAAGAGATAATATCGACCCTGGCAACTTAACAAAAGAAGAAATAGAGAGGTTAAAGAAAAAATTATATGGATAATCATACATATGTAGAGTCAAAATACAAACCTGAAGAACATAAGTTCAAAGGTTGGCATTGGGACCATGTCACAAAAAAGTTCTATAAGTGGAAAGACTTATTAGATGTAATGAGGGAACATGAGCAGACAAATACCTAATTATAGATTAAATCATACAGATTTTTACCCAACACCAGCTTGGTGTTATGAAAATCTTGAGATACCGTGGAAGTTGTTTAATTCAGCGCATGAGCCTGGAGCAGGTGATGGAAGAATAGTAAAGTTTCTAACTGATAAAGGAATACCTACTACTTACACAGAAATCACTGAGGGAACAGACTTCTTTGAATGGAATGAGAGTGCAGATTTGATACTTACAAATCCGCCTTTTTCTATGGCAAAAGAATTTATAGAACATTCTTTACCTAGATGTAATACTTGTATTATGTTGCTTAGATTGAACTTTTTAGGAACAATAAAAAGACATGAGTTCTGGAAAGAGAACACACCAACAGGAATACATATATTATCACAAAGACCAAGTTTTACAGGAAGCGGTACCGATGCAACAGAATATGCATGGTTTATTTGGACAAAACACGCTTTCAAATGGGCAACAGGAATACATTTTGTTCCTTTGCCAACCAAAGAACAAAAAGACTCAGCTAATAGAAGTGCTAGAGAAGCCCTTGCTGAGTACGATGAACAAATGCACATAGATGCAGATTAGAGGAAAATATGAAGATAGCATTAGTAGAAACAACACCAAGCAGTACAAACTTTGAGAGACATTTTGATTTCGAGTTTGATAGATTCGCTTTATGTAGTGATAGTTCTAAAAGAAAAATTTTAAAACGAGATGTTGATATTGAAATAGATATTGACTCGTATGATTGGCTCATTCTAGTAGGTTCTGAGCCTTTTAAACACTTTACGAGAAAGTCATCGGTAACAGAGTACAATGGAAAAATAATTGATGAAAAGTTTTTAGCTTTAATCAATCCTGCTATGATAAAGTTCAGACCAGAAGCAAAGAAAAGCTTCGAGGAAGCAGTAACTTCAATTACGGGATATATTAGTGGAGAATTGAAACAAGTCAAGTTAGGCGAAGATAAGTGTTATGGAATACAAGACAAAGATCAAGTTATGAAGTTTCTTGCAGAGGCAATATACTGCAAAGAATATGACTTTATAGCACTCGACTCAGAGACTTCTTCATTATATTGTAGAGATGGACATATGCTAGGATTCTCAATGTCTTATGAACCCGAACACGGTGTTTATGTAGATTGTGATATTATAGACGAAGATGTTGAACAAATGATGCAAAAACTATTCAATACAAAGAGAGTAGTTTTTCATAACTCAAAGTTCGATTTACAATGGTTTGAATATCACTTTAATTTTGAGTTTCCAAATTTTGAAGATACAATGCTAATGCATTATATGTTTGATGAAAATCCAGGTACACACGGATTGAAAACACTTGCTATTAAGCACACAGAATATGGCGATTATGAAAGAGCATTAGATGATTGGGTACAAGCATATCTAAAGAAAACAGGAATACTGAAAGCAAGTTTCAGTTATGATTTGATACCTTTTGAAATAATGAAAGACTATGCGGCAATGGACGCAGTTGTCACCTTCTTGCTATTCCAAAAATTTGAAAATGCTTTACAGAAAAATGATAAACTTATGTGGGTATACAAGAATCTACTCATAGAAGGAGTAAGATTTCTAAAAGATGTGGAAAGCAATGGTGTGCCTTTC